ATACTTTCATTGTAGTTTACTCCGCCATTTTCATCATATAATGTTTGGTCAAAGAATTTATCAAGAAATCCACTTTCACTTGGTACGCCGGTGTTGTAAAACATTACAGTTAATCCGTCTAATGCGGTTACTCCGTCAATACCTCCTATCTCATTTACTAATGCTCCGTTTACTTGATCAAATGGTAATGTTGAAACAACCCCTACTGTATTATCCCCTGGGAAAATAAAGTCATCTAATGCATTTTTCTGAGGGACAGAAAATGTAACAACTCCATTAGTTGCCCCGTTATTTGTAACCCCATATACATCACGAGTTTGTAGATTGCGTTCGGTTGGACTTAATCCAGTAACACCGGGTACTCCTTGAATCCAAAACTCAGTAAGTTGATTTACTGTAAAGGTATACTGTCCACCTCTCAATAAAGTTAATGTTGGATTAGCACTAGGGGTCGCAAGAGATTCTGAAGAAATTAAATAATAGTTTGCTTCGGGTTGAACGATAAAGTTTTCTGCATTGTATACTATATTAGAAGCAACTACTACACGCTCGGGTCCTTCCGGTAACCAATAGTATTGGTTGAAGTTAATGATTGTATCTAAATTAGTAAATGAATCCCATGAATAAAACTGACTATTGAATAGTCTATTGTTATCGGCAGTTAATCCACCTTCCAAACTCAATGCATCTATAATTCCAGGATAGCTAATGAAATCTTTTGCAGTGGAATTGTTTTCTTTTAAGAAAATAACACCTGGATCCAATTGATAATCAGTTCTTGTTTTAGTGGGTTCAGTTACATACCGATCGGTAGCATTAACACCATATCCAAATTTACTACCAATATACCCTTGAATCCTTTTAATATTGGGTTGTGCGACCAGTTGATCTAGCGTTGCTGCTAAAAATTGTGCATTGGTTGTGGTTTTAAATATTTCTGGAAGAAAATCTAATGTTCTAATTCTTGATGCCATATTTATTAATCTCTATACTATACTTATGCTATCTGCAATTCAGCGGGTGTAAGTGCGGCTATCACAATTACATCATTTGATGTAGCTGCGTTAACAAATATTTCGTATGGCAAACATTTAATTTCATATAAATCTCCAAAGTGTAATGTGGGATCGTTGGGTACTATTACACAAGAACTTACTAAGTCACCTATGTTAGTGTGGATATAAGCACTTAATTCACTAAAATAGAAAGTGTCACCAAAGTTCCAATTGTTAATATTAAAATACGTATTCATTTGTGTTAATACTGCACTACGAATTTCACTATCGCTAGCATTAGTGTTAGAATTTTTAATAACTTTTATAGTTGCTCTTAATGCAGATGCTGCTTTAGGACCAAATAATGGCTTGAACACTACACTGTTTAATATTGCACTGTCTGTTAACATTTTATAATCTTGTATCTGACTATATTCATTGCTTAATTGACTAATAGTAGGTCTCAGTGGCAAAGGCACAGTGTTTGTAGTGTCTTGAATCCAATTCTGATATTGAGTATAGTATGACTGTGTAACTACATACAAATCAATAATATTTGTTGTGGCAGGATCAATACGTGTAGTATTATTACTATTATGACGATATTGAAATTGCAATCCTTGACGTCCGGGCTTCATGCTATATTGAGGTTGAACTACTAGTGTAAAAAATGGTGTTGATATTGTTGGATCTTGAACAGTTATATAGAACACATTTGTAGAATATGCAAAGAATAATTGACCAACAGGATATTCATATTTTACAATTTCAATTTGTGTAGCAGTTGAATATTGATATGATACCGTAGAAGAAGCTATCAAATCTTGCCGACTTAAATTTATAGCATCTTGAATTGTTTCAAAGAATGCATATACACCAATATTTGTGCTACCAGTAACGTATCCAGTGATTTCATTAAAGAAATCAGGATTCTCTATAATGCTTCTATTATTAACATCAATACTAGCAACCTCAACTTCAAAATCATTTATGTAACCGTCACTTTCAACGGTCTGCCCAACTATACTAGTAGAGATAGGACTACTTAGTGCGTAATTACTATTTGGTTGTGTATTGGTAACCAATACTTTAACAAAGTCTTGAAGTATAATTCCAGAGAAAGGGTCATACACTAATTTACCTGCATCATACGTAAATCTAGTATCAGCAACACTACCAAAGTAATATGCTAGTGAACGATATGTTACAGTGTATCTATTATAACCTACACTTTCAAAGTTTACAAAATAGTTAGATGAATTGTAAATGTCAATACTCCAACGATTTTGATTAACAGTCAGTGAATTGTCAAAGACTAATGAAAAGTTTTGTTGTAAATCTAATCTGACAATACATTCTTGTATGACACTATTGGGCAATGAGTTACTGAATGAAGGTATAACTGTTGTTAATATTGCTTCGGCTGGAACATAGCCATTCAAAGTTATAGGACCTGACCCATTTGCAAATTGACCTATGCCATTATTGAATCCGTCACCAATTACATTTAATACTGTAGTCCAAATATATGTGGTGTTTGATGGGCCTGCTACTCCACTTACTAATCTATTATTACTATCAAAATAATAACCCGACGGTGCTATAAATTTAAGCAATGCACCCGGAGTAATATACTTTGCGTTGTATGTAGAATATGTCCCTACTGGGACTGGATTTTCCCCTCCGTTAGTGATGTTGTAAAAATACCCTGTTAAACTGTTAGCATCTACGGTACTAGTGTTCCAGTACAATGTCCCGTCACCCGATGCACTATCAATACTATATCTAGTATAATTTTGAATATAGTATTGTGATGATCTGTTGTCAGCTAAGATAGAAGCCAATGTTCCGGTCAAGAACGTAATAATATCGCCGGTGCTGGTTATAGTTAGCGTTGCATAGCCATTATTGTTGTCTAACCAAACACCGCCGTCATTTGCATAACTATTTGTACTAGAGTATTTTCCAGTTGGATCAAGTAAGTCTAAATTCTTACTCACCCCAACACTGCTGCGATTGATAGCTTTTGATTTTATGATTGAACTATACAGTGTATATGGAAAATTGTTATAGTCTTCACCATTGACCATGCGATTTTGTGTGTAGTAACGACTTGGCGCACGTTGTTTAATGTTTGCCAATGATTCACGAACTTGTGCGTTTGACACTGGTACTTGCAATGACAATCCTACTGTTAATGTTTCAATTCTACCAACTCTACTCACATAATTAATTGATACTGATAGACCTTGCATATCAGTGGGTTGAATAGTATAAGTTAATGCATTACCTGCACGTACATATGCTCTGAACGTACCAACTGGGATTTGACTGAATACCCCGTCACCAAATATATAACTAACTTGATCATTAAATCTGCTATTAACTGAGTAAATTTGTTTTACAGAACTTTCAGTTTGCAAGTATGCATCAGCGTAGATATTATCTACTATTTTCCATAATCCAAATGATCCATTAACTTGACTAATCTGATACAACCAAGTATCAGTGTTATTAATACCTTGAATATCTCCAATATCAATTACTTGATTTGAGATTTGATTTTGTAGAGTAAAATCAAAATTTGTCAATGTACCTTGCTTAAAGTAAAAGAAGAATCCTGTGTTTGGACTACCATATCCCAATTTATCATTGCGATATAGCATATTGAATGTATTCGTTGGTGCAGGAGGAATTTCATAAACATAATCTGTTCCAACTGTACTCACACTGCACAATTCAAAATTCATATTTAAACCGTTAACTAAAGTACTAAACGGTACTACTGGCACTGTCCCTACAGGAATCTGTAAAGTATATTCATCTGTTTTTACTCCAAGAATTTGTGATGAGTTGGCTGGTAGTCCAACTCGTTGAGTATTGATTAATGCTGCATTAATGATAGTATTATATTGTTCTAGCCAATTTGGGTTAGCAGGATCATTCCATAATACAGGAACATTTCCTAGATTAAATCCATTTAAATCTATGATATTTTGAGTAGTACGAACACTTGTTACTTTCAAATAACCTTGTGCTTCTAAATTTCTTTTAGGAGTATAACTAACTAAGTTTGCTAATTTGATAACACTATCTCTGCGTTCAGCCGTATCAATGAAATTTTCACGAGCATTTAAGTCATTGCGGAAAGCAAGACCTTGTCCCATGAACGCCATAACATCAAGCAAGGCAATAAATTCTGAACTTTCAATATAATCATTGAATGTTTCAGGATAATATGCACGTAAGTAATCAATGAAACTTTTACGTAATGTTTCATAGTCGTAGCTACGAAAGTCGGCTTGGTTGAAGGTTTGGTAAATGGCTTTCCAGTCATTGACCCCGAATAATGCTGATTGTCTGCTGCTGGTTGCCATAGTTATTCTCTTTTAAGTATTTATCATACCTAATAACTTAGGTTTTTTAGCTTTATTGTAAAACTGCTATATTAGTAGCACTATTAAAGAATACGCTTAATAGATTAGCTTGATTGAAAGGGGTCACAGCCATTTCCACTTCTAGTAATATGCCGTTTTCTTGTGGAAATGCACGAACAGTGTTTAATATAAGTCTGGGATCTTGACTGGCTACTCTGCGTATTTCGTTTTCTAATTGAAATTGCACATCTGCGGTGTTTGGTTCAAATACAAAACTCCAAAGGGTAGTTCCATAGCTAGGATTTCCCACCTTCTCCCCTTGACGAATATTTAATGCATTGATTAAATCTTGTATAACCAATGGTGCATCAACTAATCCAAATTGGCTCCCTACTTTATATGGGTTAACTACCGATCCTGTACCAGCAGCCGGACCAGTAGGAAGGTTCGTAGAACGCGGTGTGTAAGCATTTATAGTACTGAATCCAATGTATGAGGGCATGATGTATTTATGCTGACTCCATAGTTAAACTTGCTGGTACTGAGTTAAACTTGCTGGTACTGAGTTACCAGTAACTATTTTATACGCTGCATTTCGTAAATCTACTACCTTTTTATCCAAATCGTTTATTTTTTTGCTGGCTGTTTCAACTGCTTGTTCTAATGCTGGTATAGAAGGATCACCTTGTGGTAAATTTTCTTTAGCTTTCCTAAGTTTATTTCCAGCATCTATTTTGGCTTTAGCTAATACTTCACGTTCTTCATCCAATTTTTCAATTTCTTTTTTATTTGCATCATATGCATCAATATCGGCTTGTGATTGGGCTCGTATAGGAAACGCAGCAATTCCTGAAAAGTTTGGCATCGGAACTTTTTTGTCACCCAACAAGTTACCGATCTGAGAAGATATTTCACTTCTATTAATTGTATTTTCAGCTACTGTTGGCATTTTTATAGGAAAAGGACTAGCAGTACTTAGTGAATTCATACTTGCTGTTAATGATGCTGCGGCTGCAGGAGATAGCCCAGTTGAAACCAACGATGATAATGGTTGTCTTCCAGATTGCAGTCCTTGAGTTAAATTACTAATTGAGGGTAACCCCGAAACAGTAGGTAATCCAGAAATGTTAGGTATACTTCCAGTTACACCATTTGGTAAACTACTAGGATTACTTAATACTCCGCTCAATGATGCGCCGGCCCCTGTTAACGCATTGCCGGATAATAAACCTGACAGTGAGCTTGAACCGGACGTTGCAGTACTAATTTGATTTAGTGCTGCACTAGATGCATTTTTAGTTATTGAGTTAAGCCCACTTAGTGTGCCAGAAATTCCACTAGTAGTTAACGAACTAGGATTTACTATAGACGAAAGTGCTGATTGCCCACCTGGTAAGTTGCTTACGCCACTAGAAAGTGCAGATGGGCTAGCTATACTTGACATACCGGGAACATTACTCATCACCCCTGATAATGCACTCATTCCTGCTTTTATCCCACCGGATGCAACTGCTGCGTCTACTGCAGGTATTTTACCCGTTGCTACATCAACTCCTGCGCTAGTTAAGCCATCCTTAAATGAAGTTGCTAATGGAGTAGATGCAGCTTTTGTGTCTGCTGCCGCCTGTTCTAATTTATTTTTTAAATTGATAATTGTTAAGTTTTGTGGAACTCCGGCTTGCAGTGGTTTAAATGATTGTGCTATTGCTAAAAATGCAGAACTTGATATTCCTTTTGTCGCATCTGCTAATCCCGGTAATCCAGTAATTGCAGGTGGTTTGATATTTCGTAATGTGTCAATAGTAGGCGACCCCGGCACACTTGGTAGTCCTGAAATATTAGGTAGGCTCGAAATACTAGGTATATTTGGTATGCTTGGCATTGAAGCTGACATGCCATTAAGAGAAGTAACAATAGAACTTGCACCGCCGGTTGTGGTTGCTAGCGCAGATGAGAAATTACCTGAACTTATTGCACTTGCTACATTAGACATAGAAGGAAGTATTGA